CCTGTCCGTGCCATGCCGCCGCAAACCGCCCGCCCTATGACCCGCCCCATGACCCGCGCTGAGTTCGATGCCGCGGTCCAGCGCTTTCGCGCGGGGCCGGTTGTTAGGTGACAAGAGGTTCTGGAGTCGGGGACATGCGGGGAAATGCGGGGAGGTCCGGCCTCTCGCAGTGAGAAAATGGCGGTTTTGCGCGGCTTTGCCGTCCATGGCCCAAAAAATTGGCGTTTCGGCTCTGTGTCTAGAGTCGTGGTCAATTTAGACGATCAATTGCCACGATCGGCTGGACTCGTCCGTTCTGATGATGTCAGCGCCTTAAGGCCTCTCAGGCCCGGAAATCCGCCATTTATGGGCCTATAACGGGCACATTAAACGCCTCTGAGTACCATCTGAACGTGCTGCGAACTGGGACACAACCGGGGCATTGACGATTTGCGGTGGCGACAGCGCAAAAAACGCGGATTTCCGCCAGTTTGCGGTCCAGCTATCGCTTACTTACATTCGTGAAAATGGGCGCGAATTTTTCGGGCTCGTTCTTCAGAAGGAGCTGGTCAAGATCCGTTGCACTGCGGCGACATCCGGTTTGCAGAAGTCATCGTAGGCAGCCGTCCCGGGAGGATCTTCAGGCGCGTTGGACCGCCCATGTTCAACGATCCTGTTGCCTTCTTCGACAAATCGATAGCTAGGGGTGCCGATCAACTTTGATCTGAAGCCCAGGGTGTCAATCGCGGCGAGCCAGTCGGCCATCAGAGTGCCGGGCACAGTCTGGTGGCAGACGCCGAGGCTGTAGCCCATCATCATCCAGAGCGACCACTGGCGGATCTGGGTCGGCGAAACCCCGTCGCGTGCAGCTTGATCTCCGTACTTGCGCCAAGAACTAGCAAAGGTTTCGTCGGCCGTCTCGCGCATGGATCGAACCGCCGCGTCGACCTCTTCGGAGCTGGGTTCCTCAGCGGAAGCGGCTGGGGCGATCGACGCCATTACGAGCAGCAGCGAGAAAGATAGGTTCGACCTCATGGTTCCCTCTCTAGCCCTGGCACGCGCAGCCCTTGGGCTTGGTGCAATTGGACGTCTTAGCGATGCAGCTATCGCCGCATGGCTTTCCTGCCTTGCAGCGCTTGCAGCACATATATCCTTCGGCGTCCGCGGCGCATAGTGGGGATGCTGAGCTGATCGGGGTGAGCCCGGCCAAAGCCAGTACCAACAGCAGCGACCTAATCATTCTTCCCTCCCTCAGAGACGTCGAACCACCGCGATCACCCTGCCAATCACATGAAGCTCACCATCGACTGCGGTCTGCGGGCGCACGAACTGGTTATCGCTGTGCAACTCGACAGTGCCATCGGGCAGGTGGCGCAGCCGCTTGATCATGCCGATCTCGCCATGGGTAACGGCCCAGATCCCGTCGTCCATGCGCGGGGTGTCCTGGGAGCGGTCGATCAGGATGATCTCGCCGCTGCGGATGGTCGGCTCCATGCTGTCCCCATCGCCGATCGCCCAGAAAAGGTGGCGCGGTGCGGTCGTGGTGATCGAGCGCAACCATTCGCGCGAGAAGGGGCGACGCTCAACCTCGACTGGGCCATCGGCGAAAGTGCCGCCCATGCCATAGCGCAGGTCGATCTGCTCCAGCTCGACGGTGTCGCCCTCAGTGGCCCAGGCGGTCGACGAAGGGTTGTCGTGATGGAATGCCGGCCGCCTGTCGTTGTGGGCGGGCTTCGGCCAATCGGGGAAATTCGGATACGCCGCCTGCAGCTTTTCGAGCGTTCTTTGGCTGAGGCGATAATCTGTGATGCCCTTTGTCGGCTTTCGCAGCGTCTCAGGATCGACTTTCGCCCGGCGCGCCACCTCGGTGAGGGTCGCACCCGCGTAATCGACCAGCGCGTTAATGAGCGCGGCGTCTTTCCCTACACCTGACATGCCTAAGCGCTAACAAAATGCCGTCCGAACCCGTATCCGAATAAATCCGGTTTACAGTCCGAATAAGTTCGGATACGAATTCGGATATGGATCAGCAAACCATCGTTCAGGACATCGCACGGCGAGCCAAGGCTTCGCGCGTTTCCATCGCCGAGCTCTGCCGCAGAGCGGGCATCCACCAGGACACCTTCCACAATTGGAAGAAGACCGAACGGAACCCGAATCCACCGGGTGCGAACCTGCATTCGATTGGGGCGCTTTATCGTGAGCTCGACAAGATCGATGCTGACGATGCCAAACGCCTTTCCGGCCGCGGCAAGGCGGTGGCGGCATGAGCGTGCTTGCACTGGCCGATGTCGGCTTCGCTGACCGCAGCGTGATCCGCCCGCTGATCCGTCGGATCGCACTGAAGAGCGCGGTCGGCGAAGCGCGGGTATCAATCGAGGCACTGCTGGACCTCTTGAACGAGCATCGCGAGCCGCTGCGCAGCGATGGGGCGTCCCTGGCTGAGCAAGGCATCGGCCTGACCGCCCGCGATCTGCAGCGCGCGATCACCAGCGATGCGATCAGCCGCGGCGAACGCCACGCAATGCGCGAGGACGAGCTGCTGGAGGGCGTAAAGCTGGTCGCGCAGCTGCTCGATCGGATTCAGGTCGGCGTTCGGCATGGGCTGTTCTCCTGTGTAAGTGATGAGGAGGCTACCCGGCTCGAACAGGCCCCGCACCGTCTATGTGGGGGTGCGAAATGAACGCTCAGGCTGAGAAGCGCCAAGTGCTGGCGCAGGCGCAAGTGCTGGAGCTGTCTCCGACGGACGTCATGATCCCCGAGCGGATCGGCTTCCTTCACGAGGACAAGGCGGCGGCGCTCGGTCGGCTGATGGCCATCGACGGGCAGCGCGATCCAATCAAGGTAACGCGCCGCTTCCCTAAGCGCGAGATCGCCGATGTGGTTGCCGATGGCGCGACGCCGTGGCTGCTCGTGACAGGTATGCATCGCCTGATGGGTGCGACCTATGAATGCATCCCGGTCTTCGCGATCGAGGTGAAGGGCAGGCCCGAAGACCTTGCTGATCTGGAGGCATCGGAGAACCTGCACCGGCGCCCGCTAGGGCCGATCGAACGGGCGAAGTTTACCGCTGCGCTGGTGACGGCGGCGCAGGAGCGGATCGCGCGCGCGCACGGCGATCTCGACCAGTATCAGCGCGGCGCAAAGGCTCGCTGGGACCGCGTGAAGCACTTCGAAGAGACCGCTGAGGCTGTTCTCAGGGATGAGACCGAGGATGCTTGTGCAAAGATTGCACAAGCATACAGCTGGGAGGAATCAGTGGGCGAGGCGTTGGGCATGTCCCGGCGCACGATCCACAATGATCTGGCGCTTTATCGCCTTGTGATCGAGCCTTTTCCCGATCTGGCCGAGCAGCTCGCGAAGCATCCGGTGGTGGGCGAGAACGGTGCACAGCTGAAGGTGGTGACCCAGCTGAAGGACGAGGGCGTCCGCCGCAAGGTGATCGAGGCGCTGCTCGCCGATCCGGAGATCGGCGTCGAGGATGCCAAAATCGCGGCAGGCGCGGGTGTTGCGGTGCCGCTGGCGACGCCAGTGGCGCACCAGAAGCACTACAACGCGATCGAGGGCGCGTGGTCGCGCCTCAGCCTCGACCAAAAGCGTCAGTTCGTGCCGAAGCTCGCTTCGATGCTCACCCCTGAGATGAAGCGGGCGTTGCGCGACCAGCTCAATGAGGAGCTGGGCGAATGAGCTGGCTTCCGCGCTTCGAAACCGGCGGCGTGCTGACGTGCGACGAAGACAACGAATATGAGGGCCGCGAGATCAGCATGGTCTGGGGGCCGTGGATGATCACGATCGCCATCGCGAAGCGGGAGCACCGCGATGCGTGGTGAAATTTCCTCCGGTCGGCACTCCAAGCGCCACCCGCTCGATTGGTATGTCGACGAGTTTTGGTGCGCCGACCAGCTGGCGCTGGCTCACTCCAACTTCTTCATCGAAGAGGCTGAGGGGCTGGCGGTTTGGGATCCCTGCTGCGGGATGGGCAACACCCTTCTTGCAGCCCACGATCGCGGTTTTGTCACATACGGATCGGACCTCGTCGAGAACGTCGCCTATGCCAACTTTGGCTCGGGCGCGCCGATGCTTTTCGTACCGCGCAACTTCCTCGAAACGACCGCGGCGCCTGCACCTTGCAGCATTATCTGCAACCCGCCTTACAGCTATGTGAAGGGCATCGCAGAGGCCTTCGCGCGGCATGCGCTGACACTCTCCTCGCGTCGCGTCTGTATCCTGATGCCGAGCAAGTGGCTCGCCAGTCAGGCCCGGTACCAGCTGTTCACCGATCATCCGCCGCAGGCGGTGCTGCACTTGTGCCAGCGGCCCTCGATGCCGCCCGGTGATCTGATCGCGGCAATGGGCAAGCGCGCCTTCAGCGGCGGGATGACCGATTACTGCTGGATCGTGTGGGACGTGAAGCGGCCGACGGCGCCGGGGCACACGCGCACTATCTGGCTGCCTCCGCTGGACCGCAATTCCGAAATCCTGTCGCTTGAGGGGGTGCTCTGATGTCCCGTATTCCCGGCGAAGAGGCGATCGAGCGCGAGATGAAGGAAACTGGCCTCGACCGGTTCCCAGCGATCCGTCGCATCCAGCAGCGCGCCGCCATCATTGCCGAGCAATCGCGCCAGCGAAACCGGGGGCTGACGCGATGACCAGCCTCGCCGATCAAAAAGCTGACGCCCTGCGCTTCATTACCGGCTTCGAACTGAAGCACGGACGCGGGCCGAGCAATAACGAGGTCGCGGATGCCGCGTTCGACGGCGATGAAGGGCTGGCGGATTACCTGATCCGCGCACTCATCATCGAAGGCAAGGTCCGCCGCGCCCCACATTCGCGCCGCCGCAAGCTCCAGGTGCTCAAGCCGGTCGCGATCCCCCGCGCGCCGGATGGCGAACCACTCCACTTGGTGCGCATCGGAGGGCGGGCAGTATGAAGCCTCTCACCCAGCGCCAGCAGGATGTCCTGCGCTACATAATCGGCTTTCGGGAGAGCCTCGGCATCGGTCCGACGCTGCGCGAGATCAGCGCGGCCAATGTCGTTTGCGCGCGACCAGGGTTCGATGCCGGCTCCACGATGCGCTCGCTGGAAAAGCGTGGCGCAATCCGCCGGATGCCGTTCCTCACCCGTAAAGTCGAGGTGCTGGAACAGCTGCCGATCCCGCGCGCGCCCGATGGCGAGCCTCTCTACTTCGTCCGTATCGGAGAGGGCGCAGCGTGACCTTCCACAGCCCCACCAACGAATGGAACGAGCTGGACGCTGCCATGCGCAGCGAGGCCGAGCTTCGCCGCATCATGACCGACGGGCCGGGCAAGGTCACGAACCGCGAGCTGGAGCTCGCGCGTCGCGATGCGATGAAAGCGATGGTGGTTGGCCTGCCCGATCCCCGCGACGTCGCCGCCGCCTTGGAAACCGCCGATCCCGAGGCAGCCGATACGCTCAAGCAGGCGTGGATCAGCAGCAAGCAGCCTTATGCCGGGACGTGGCGGGTGGCCGATTGTGCCAGCGCGCCCGTGCTGCGCGCGATGGGGCTGGTCGGGTGGATCGGCAAGGAGCGGCACATGGGATGCGCGGTGAGCGGCTTCGGCCTGCTGGTCCGCAAGGTGATGCTTTTCGACATCGATAGCCAGGAAGGGAATGCGTGATGCCGCGTTTTGCCAGCCATGCCGAATACTGCCGCCACCACCGCAAGGTGATGGAGCTGGCGCTGGAGCTCCGCTGCACGCCGATCGAGGCCGAGCGGCGGATGAAGGAAGTGGAAGAGCGGGAACGCCACCGCGCCCGGATGGCGCGCAAGGGCCTGCAATCGGCCCTGCCACCGCTCAGCCTGCGGCCCGAGCAGCCGCAGCCCGCGACATTCGACCAGTTCGATGCCCGTTGGATGATGAGGGACTGAGCGGTGGGCCTCGGCAAACTCAGCAAGGCCACGGTCACGCCGACCGCCGCGGCGCTCGCGGAGCTGGAGGACGTCATGTTCATCCCGCAGCGGCCCGATGCAGGCGAGCCGATGATAGACGGCTTTTACGACCGGCAAGGGAATCTGCGCCGCGTTGTGCTGCGCTATCCCGACGGGTGGCGCGCCCAGGTCAATCTCAACGCCCGCGGCTTCATCACCAGCTCCAGCTGCAGCCTTTCCATTCATGTGAAGGGGCCGGCGGCATGAGTGTCTGGAGAGCCCGCGCGCAGCGGCGCATCGCCGAACTGACCGCCAGCCTACCCGCCGATGCCACGATAGAGCAACGTCGTAAGGCGCTCTGGGGCAAGGGTTGGGAGGCGCATCAGGGTACCGTCTGGGGTCGCAAGATGTGGGGCCAAGAGGTACGCGCCTACCTCGCCCGCCACGGTGCTACCTTCGGCCCGAGCAAGGCGGCACAGCAGTTCAAGTTCCCCGAGCACGTCCACTTCCCCTTCCGGGAGGGTGCCAATGGCTGAGGTCTTCCTAACCGGGCATGCCATCCAGCGCTATCGCGAGCGGGTGGCCGATGTGCCTCTGGTTGAAATCCGACGGGCGCTTGATTGCCGCGCCGTGCGAACCGCCATCGCCTTCGGCGCCCGTTACGTCCGCCTTGGCGGCGGGCAGCGCGTGCTGCTCGATGAAAACCGCGTCGTCACCATCTTGCCCAAGGAAAGGCACGAGAACACCCTCGCACCAGATCGATATCGCCGGGGCCACGAAGGTGAGGGCCATGCCAAAGGCTAAGGCACACCCGAACCAGCTTCCCTTCGACTTCGCCGCCCCGGCGCCTGCGAAGGGCGTGGCGGAGTTGGCGGGGCTTGAGCGGCAGATCAATGCTCTGGTCGGCACGGTGCTGGCCAGTGACGGCCGCCCGCGCGAGGTGATCGCTGCGGAGATGAGCGTCCTGCTCGACGACACCGTCAGCAAGGCGATGCTCGATGCCTATTCCAGCCCTGCGCGCCCCGATCACAAGGTTCCAGCATCACGCCTGCTTGCCCTGCTGGTGGTGACCGATCGGCAGGATCTGCTCGATCCCATAATGCGCAAGATCGGCGCCGCGCTGCTGGTGGGCGAAGAAGTGAAGACCGCGCGCATGGGCCACCTCCAGCAGATGATCCGCCAGGCGCAGTCCGAAATGCGGGCGCTGGGCGTGGATGCTCCGACAATCCGGGAAGGTAACGATTAATGGCCACGTGCGCCCAACACCTGATCCCGTTGGAAGATGACGCGTGGTTCACCGCCAGCGAGCTGGAGGAGCTGGGCCTGCCCGGTCTGCCTAGCGACAAGCGCTCGATCAACCGCCGCGCGCAGACCGAACGCTGGGCCACGCGGCTCGGGCCCAATAACCGCCTGCTAGTGCGCAAGCGCGTCGGGCGCGGCGGCGGGGTCGAGTTCCATGCCAGTCTGCTGCCTGGTGAGGCGCGGATCGAGCTGGCCCGCCGCGGCATTATCCGTACCCGGCCGCAAGAGGCTGGGAGCGGACAAGAGTCTGCATGGGCGTGGTTCGACAAGCAGAGCCGCAAGGTGAAAGACGAGGCGCAGCGCCGCCTCGGTATCGTCAATGCGATCGAGCTGCTGTGCGAAGCCGGGGCAACCCGTACCGCTGCGGTTGCCGCCACCTCGGACGATTCCGGCGTTGGCCGATCGACCCTGTGGAACTGGATGCGGATGGTCGAAGGGATCGACCGGGCTGATTGGCTGGTCGCGCTTGCCCCGCGCCGTCAAGGCGGGGGGGCTGAGGCCGAGATTCACCCTGACCTGTGGATCGCTTTTGTCAGCGATTACCTGCGTGCCTCCGCCCCGACGCTGACCAGCTGTTATTGCCGCGTCGCGCGCATGGCCGAGCAGCGCGGCCTCTCAATGGCCTCTGAGCGCACCTTCAGGCGGCGCTTGGAGCGCGAATACCCTGCCTCCGTCCTGACCCTCAAGCGCGAGGGCGAGGAAGCCTTGCGCCGTTCGATCCCGGCCCAGCGCCGCAGCGTCGAGGAGTTGCGCGCGCTCGAATGGGTGAACATCGACGGCCACAAGTTCGACGTCTTCGTGAAGGCGCCGGATGGCAGGGTGATCCGCCCGATCATGGTGGCGATTCAGGACATTTACAGCCGCAAGGTTGTGGCGTGGCGGTTGGGCGGCGAGGAAAGCGCGATCCAGACGCGGCTCACTTTCGCCGATCTGTTCCGCAACTTCGGCATCCCGGCCAATTGTGTGCTCGATAACGGTCGCGCCTTCGCATCGAAGTGGATTACCGGTGGCGCGAAGAGCCGCTTCCGGTTCAAGATCAGGCCCGAAGAGCCGACCGGGCTGCTGTCCGGTCTCGGCGTCCGCATCCACTGGGCGCTGCCCTATCGCGGCCAGTCCAAGCCGATCGAGCGTGCCTTCCGCGATCTGTGCGACAGCATCGCCAAGCACCCGGCCTGCGAAGGTGCCTATACCGGCAACAGCCCGATGGCGAAGCCGGAGAATTATGGCAGCCGCGCGGTCGAATGGGACCGGTTCGTCGCGCTGGTCGATGAGGAAATCGCGGCGCACAACGCCCGCACCGGGCGCCGCACCCAGATCGCCAACGGCCGCAGCTTCGACGATGTGTTCTTCGAAAGCTATGCCGCCAGCACCATTGGCAAAGCCACACCCGAGCAGCTGCGCATGGCGCTGCTCGCCGCCGATCAGAAGCTTGTGAACCGCCAGACCGGCGAAATCGAGCTGCATGGCAACCGCTACTGGCATGCTGAGCTGTCATCGCTTCGCGGTGACAAGGTGACGGTGCGGTTCGATCCCGACAACCTGCACTCCGAGATCCACGTCTACGATCTGGAAGGCCGCTACATCACTGCGGCCGAGCTGATCGCGGACACCGGCTTTGCCGAAGCTGCCGGGGCCAAGGAAGCGGCCAAGCGGCTCGCCGGTTACAAGAAGCAGGTCAAGGCGACCGCCGAGGCTGCCGATCTGATCAGCGCCGACCAGCTCGCCGATCTGCAGGCCGGCGTTGCCGCTGCACCAACGCCCAAGGCCGGGGCCGTCCGTCCGGTGCGCCCGGCGGGCCGCGCTGTCGGCGGACCCGGCACAACCAATCGAGACGATGCCGGTAGCGCCGACGTGCTGCCGATCGACCGCATGATGCGCGGCTTTGCCAAGCTCACCGCCAACAACACTTGAGGAGGAAGACTCGACCATGATCAACGTTAAGGACTTGCCGGTTGACGTCGAGGAGATGCGGCTCTGGATAGTCGGCCATCGCGAGATGACCGATCCGCCGGTTCCCTGGGCGCAGCTTTCGCGCGAGACCGGGATCCCGGCAGGCACGCTGCAGCCGTTCTGCGCTGGCACTTACCAGGGCAACAACGAGAACATCGCGCGCCGGTTGTTCCAGTTTATGCAGTCGGTCGAGGCCAAGGAAAAGCGGCAGCAGAGCCTGCCCGTCAACCCCGGCTTCATCGAGACCGAGACCAGCCAGCGGCTTATGATGCTGCTCGAAATCGCGCACATGGGCCGCATCACGGTCGGTGCGACCGGCCCCGGCACCGGCAAGACCAAGACGGTGCGCGAATATGCCGAGCGGGCAGGGATGGTGTGGACTGCGACCATGAAGCCCAGCACCAACCGCCTGCTGCCGATGATCCTTGAAGTGCACAAGGCGCTGAAGCTCGATCCCCGCCGCCTGTCTACTGCTGATGCCTCGCGCATCGTTATTGAGCGGGTGCGCGGCCGCAAAGGCCTGCTGGTGATCGACGAGGCCAACTTCCTTGGCATCGAAGGGATCGAGGAGATCCGCAACTGGCACGATGAAACCGGCGTCGGCGTCTGCTTCCTCGGCAATGAGGAGCTGCTGGCGCGGATCGAGACCGGGCGGCACCGCGACCAGTTTGCTCGCCTCAACCGCCGGATCGCCATGCGCCATGTCCAGCGCCTGCCGACCCGCACCGATGTCGCGCAGTTCTGCGATGGCTGGCAGATCACCCAGCCCGATATCCGCGCCTATCTGGAAAAGATCGCATTGACGCCGGATTCGGGCGGGCTGGGTGAATGCCAGCAGCTGATCGAGGCGGGATCGATGCTCGCCGCCGCCGATGATGAGAGCCGCGGCCTGTCACTGAGCGATCTGCGCGAAGCGCAGATGTACCGCGCTACTCGGTGGATCCGGGCATGAGCGGCGTGACGGGCAAACCCTGCCCAGTGAAGGGCTGCACGGCTCATGCGAAGCCCAACCAGCTGATGTGCCTTGCGCACTGGCGGCGGGTTCCGAAGGCGCTCAACCATGCGGTGTTCGACACCTACCGGAACCTCAGGCGCGATCCGCAGGCTTACCGCGAGGCCCGCGACGCAGCGATCTCCGCCGTCGAAGCCAAGGAAGCGGAGGAGGGGGCATGAGCGCGCCGTTCGAAGCGGACCTTTGTCCGGAAACCGGCGCACCGCGCGTGCGCTTCAACTTCAGCAATGGCTGGTCAGCATCGTTGGTGCTGCTCACCGGAACCCGTGATCGCTGTCACTTTCACACCGCATCACTTGCGGCCTGCCCAACCGGGCAATGGGGGGCTGGCAAGACCGAACTCCTCGGCAACGAGTTGGGCGCCGAGGACGTGGTCGAGGAGCTTCGTTCGATCTCGCTGAGGGCAACGCCATGATCCGCCTCCTCGACCTCTACCGCCACGCCGCGCGCGAGCTTGATGCCGTTCGTGGTCCCGGCACCGCCCGATCCGAAGCGATCGGCATGGTGATCATCATGGTCCTCACCGCGATCGTCGCGGTTGGCCTTGCCGCAATTACAGGAGACGCCTGATGGCCCTTGCCGCTGTCAAAGCCGCGCCCGCGCAGTTCAACCCCACCGATCGCCGCCGCCGCGCGATGCTGGCGAAGATCCACGTCGCCAAGAAGCAGCTCGCCCTGGCCGACGATGATTATCGGCAGATCATGCTGGAAGAAACCGGCCGCAGCAGCGCGGGCGATTGCACCGAGGCCGAACTGGAGCGCGCGCTGAAGCGGCTTGAGGCGCAGGGTTTCAAGCCGCTGCCGAAGAACCCGGCGAGCAACCCTGCAACCCGCCCGGCGCAGCATCCGATGGCGCGCAAGGCGCGGGCGCTGTGGATCTCGCTCCACCATCTCAATGCGGTGCAGAACGCGTCCGAACAGGCGCTGGAAGCCTTCGCCAAGCGGCAGCTGAAGTGCGAGCGCCTGGTCTGGGCCAAGCAGTCTGATGCGTTCCGCCTGATCGAGGCGCTGAAGGCGATGGCGGTTCGCCATGGCTGGCCGCAGACCGACGAGGCCGGTAACAACCTGCAGCCGCGCGCGCTGCACGAAGGGCTGTGCCGGGCGATCCTGTGGAAGCTGAAGGGCGCGGGCGAGATCCCGGCCGACTGGACGATCGACAACGCCGCCTTCCGGCTGTGCGGCATCAAAACCGGCGCTGAAGGGCCGATGGATGCGGAAGCCTACCAGCGCCTCGCCAAGGCGCTGGGCGACAAGCTGCGCGCAGCGGGAGGTGAGGCATGAGCGAGAATTGGCAAGCTGGCGATCTGGCGATGTGCATAAATGCGGGTGCTTGGGAGTGTGAGGAGGGCGGCAGCCTTTCGCGGCATGGGCCCCAAATGGGGGAATCCTATCTAGTTGTCTTAGTGGAATACGATGTGGCCTTCGATGAACTCGAAGATGAGACCTATCTTGTGTTCGATGAATGGCCCGGTGAAGCATGGTTGGCTTGCCGCTTCATCAAGATCAATCCGCAGGACCCTGACGAGTTCGACCGCGAGATCATCGCCGCGATGAACGACCAGCCCGAGCAGGTGCCAGCATGAAGACCGGCACCCACAACCTCGGCAGCAATGCGTTCTCGCAGATGACGCTGGCGAAGCTCGATTCCGGCAAACTGGTCATTCGCCAGAGCAAGCCGGCCGGGCTCCATGAGATCACCCTGTCCGCCGACCAGATCGCGCTGCTGAAGGACGTTTTGGCATGAACGCCCGCGCCACCTTCGCGCGCCCTGCGCCGATACTCTACTGGCCGGGCGAGACCAACCGCTGCCCCTGCTGCGGGGGGAAGGCATGGAACGTCGGCCGCGTCACGGCCGAATGCGCCGCTTGCGAGGCACCGCTCCCGCTCGCCCAGTCACCGGGCACCGGCGATCCCGTCTGGGAGCCGAAGGAAGACTAATGATCGTCGGCGATCTCACGCGCGAGCTGCGATCTATCCTCGGCCGAGAAGGATTCGTGAAGCTCGCGCAGAGCTTCGGCGGCACCCGCCTCTACGTCCCCTACAAGCTCGCCGACGACAGCGAGCTGGTCGAGACACTTGGCCGCGAAATCGCCGAGAAACTTAGCCGCGCGTTGGCGCCTGCCACCATCCGCGTGCCGCTGGCCCGCCGCGATCGGGCGCTGTTCTACCGCGAGCGCGGCCTTTCCAACCGGCAGATCGCGCGCCGTCTTGGCATTGGTGAGACCGGTGTGGAAAAACTCTTCGCTCGGGAACCCGGCTTGTCAGAACGCCCCAATCGGGCGCATAGCAGCAAGCAGCTAGACCTCTTCTGAGCGCATCCGCCCGCCGCCGCGGGCATGCCGCCGGAGCGCTCCGCAGCCCATAGCGGATGCATGGCCGACACTCTCCTCACCGAACGCACCCTGCTTGAAATCGCCGAGCATGAAGGCCTCGTACTGGAGGCTTACCGCGACAGTGTTGGCGTGTGGACTTGGGGCTTCGGCGTAACCGACGCCAGTGGGCATTCGGTCGGCCGCTATCGCAAAAACCGCTCGACCATTGAGCGCGCGGTCGAGGTCTACGAATGGCTGCTGCGCACGAAATATCTGCCAGAGGTTGAACGCGCCTTCCGAGGCCGCGAGCTGACCGAGGCGCAGCTTGCCGCCGCGCTGAGCTTCCACTGGAACACCGGTGCCATCGGCCGGGCCGACTGGGTGAAGTCCGTGCTCGCCGGCAATCCCAACCGCGCCTGGTCCGAGTTCATGAACTACTCCCGCCCTCGTGAGGTGATCGATCGCCGCAAGGCCGAGCGCGCGCTGTTCTTCGACGGGCGCTGGAGCGGTGACGGTGTTGTCCTGATTTACGAGGAAGTCCGCCAGAATGGCACACCTCGCTGGTCGAGCGCGCGCCAGATCGACATCAAAGATGAGGTTCGCGCCGCGCTTGCCCGCAATGTGCCAGGTGCCGCGTGATCAGCTGGGCAGCCTTCAAATTGCTCGCCGCGGGCGGGCTTGAGGCCGTTCTAAAGGGCCTCTTAGCGGCGCTTAAGTGGGTGCTCAGCGATGTTCGCAACGTCCTGCTTTCTGCCTTCGTTCCGGCATTTCTCTGGGCGGCGATCATCGTCATTCCCGATCTGCGCGAAGATCTGGCCGAGACCGAGCAGCTGCTCACCGACACCCAGCTGGCGCACCTCGGCACCATCACAAACTACATCGACGCCAGCGACGAGGCCCAGCGCCAGGCCAAGGCCAACGTCGCGCGCGTCGAAGCCGAACAGGAAAGGATCACCGATGCGACGCTTGCTGATCTGCGCGTGGACAATGCCAATCTGCGCGCTCGCTTTGACCGCCTGCGGGCGAGAGACGCCGCCCGAACCGATCCCGGCCGTGCCGACCCAGCTGGACTGCCCGGCGCCGGCAACGCCCCCGGCCGAGTTGCTGCTGCGGCCCCGAATTCTGACCTTCCTGCCGCCCGAGAGCTGACCGCGCAGCCGCTTTGCCCGCCCGGCCTGGTCTGCCTGACCGTCGACGAGGCTCAGAAAGCCAGCGAAGACGCGCACCTCCATAACCGCCTGATCGACTGGGTCTTCGGCCAATCCGCCGTCCGCTTTACGCCCGAAGGGAACCGGTGATGGATCTGGGTGAAAGGTCGATCGAGCGGGCTGAAGAGTTCGAACGGCTCCAGCGCGACGCCGCAGTGCAGCGCATCCGCAAAAACCTGGTCGGGCTGGGTGAGGAGTTCTGCCTCAGCTGCGGCGATAAGATCGAAGAGGCCCGCCGGATGGCTCTGCCTTCGGCCACGCGGTGCGTCGATTGCCAGACCAAGATCGAGCGCGGCCGGTGATCATGGGTGAGCCTTTATCCTTCACCAAGTTCGCCGCCGTCTGGCTGCCGACGCTCGCGGTGGCGGTGGTGGTGCCTGATGTGGAGACCCCGTTGGGTGATCGCTTCCTTCTGGATCTGGCGGGCCTGCCGATCCCGGTGGTGACCTGCATCCTCGGCGCGGTCGGCATCGCCGCGGCGCGGCCCTTTACCGTCCGGACCGAGGCTGATCTGGGTTGGAAGCTGCGCCTGCTGGTCAGCTTCATCATGCTCGTCGTCGTCCAGCTCTGGATCATCGAAAGCCGCCCCGGGTGGCTGTTCGCTTTCGTCGTGGCCATTGGTCTCGGCTTTTCCGGTTTCTCCCTGCTCGAACTGTTTGGCGAGCAGGTGAAGGACTTCGTGCGCCGCGCATTCGCCGGGGCGACCAGCACTATCAGTGGACCTGCCAGCATCGATCCCCAGCGAGACATCGCTGGTGGCCACGATGCGACCCACCCAAATGAAGGACCCGACGGCCCATGAGTCCCGGCAACATCATCGAACTTCTGATCATCGCCTTCATCGTAATCGGCATTTCTATCGCCGCTTGGCGCGGCGGCGCGCGCAACCCCGTCGGCACCGGCGGGCTAGACAAAAAGATTGGCGAGCTTTCGGGCGAGATGAAGGCGGTCAAGACCAAGGTTGGCGAGATAATCGAACGGGTCGAGAACATCGAGAAGGACACCGCCAGCCCCGCCGATATCAAGCGACTGGAAAAGGCGATCGAAAAGCTCTCCAAGGCACAAGCCGACGGAGAAACGCGCCACCGCGCCCTGGCCGACAAGCAAGGCGAGCACGCCGCGATCTCTGCCGCCACGGCCAAGGCGGTCGAGCACATCGACCGCAACGTCAATTTGATGATGTCCGTCGTTGTTCCGAAGGGGATGGAGAAGTGAGCCTCACAACCGATCTCAGTGCGGCGATTGCACGCGACGCGCGCCTCGCCATTCTCAACGAGCTGGCCAAGCAGGTTGACGGACGGCTCAATGACCAGGCCATGACCCACGTCCTCGACGTAATCGGCGTGCGGCGATCGCGTGACTGGGTGCGCACCCAGATCCGCGCGCTGGCCGAGCTGGACGCGGTGCGCCTGATCGAAGCGGGTGAGCTGCTGGTCGCGGAGCTGACCTCGACCGGCCGCGATCATGTCGAGCGTCGGATCATCATCGAGGGCGTCGCCCGCCCGAGGGACGCGTGACATGGCCAAGCGCAGCGGACGTGGAAAACTCTCCTCGATCGAGCTCCTGCCCGAGGTTTGCGACGAGCATATCGCCTGGGCCAATGCTGAGCTGAACGAACGGCGCATGCCGCAGACCGAGATCCTGCGCGAGTTCAACGCGCGGATCGCGGACCATGGCTGCAAGCCGATCAGCAAGGGTTCCTTCAGCCGGTATTCGGTGAGGAAGGCGATCGAGCTGCGAAAGGCGCTCGCGAGCCAGCAGATCACCAACACGATCATCGGCCAGTTCAACCTCAACGATCGCAGCTCCACCACCATCGCCACGGTCGAGCTGCTGAAGAACCGCATCGTCGAGCTGGTGATGGGGGCCGAGGATCCCAAGCAGCTGGACATCGATTATGTGTCGAAGAGCCTCAACCGTCTCAGCACGATCGCCCGGCGCGAACAGCAGACACTCGCCGCCGAGCGCAAGGACGAGCGCGAGGAAATCCAACGTCGCGAGGCCGAGGAAAGCCGCAAGCGCGAGGATGCCGTTCGCACAGTCGAGAAGATCGCCACCGAAGCTGGCCTTGGTGCCGACCGCATCGAGGCGATCCGCAAGGGCGTCCTAGGGCTGGCGACGTGACGGCATCCGAGCCGAATGCCCCCGTTCTTGCGCGTGAAGAGGAACGCCTTCCGGCCGAGCTGACACGCGGCGCGGAGATCCCGGCTGAGCTCGATCCGCTCGCCGATGGCATCCTCATGCGCCACCAGATCGAGTGGCTGGAGGACAAGAGCGATCTGAAGGTTTGTGAGAAGGGTCGCCGCACCGGCATCACCTTTGCCGAGGCGCTGGACGACACGCTGATCGCTGCTGCCGCGCGTTCGGCCGGCGGCGACAATGTGTTCTACATCGGCGACACCAAGGACAAGGGGCGCGAGTTCATCGGCTATGTCGCCCACTTCGCGCGCATCGTTGCCGGCGAATTGGCGCCCATCGAGGAGTTCCTGTTCAAGGATGAGCGCGAGGACGGCAGCAGCCGTGATATCTCGGCCTACCGGATCACCTTTGCCAGCGGGTACCGGGTCGAGGCGCTGAGCTCCCGGCCGGAGAACATCCGCGGCCTTCAGGGCATCGTCGTGATCGACGAAGCGGCGTTTCACAAGGATGTGAGAGCCGTCTTGGACGCGGTGAACGCGCTGCTGATCTGGGGCGGCAAGATCCGCGTGATCTCCACCCACAACGGCGTGCTCAACCCGTTCAACGAACTGATCCGCGAGGCCCGCGCCGGGAAGGTGCCCTTCAAGATCCACCATATCCCGTTCGGCGCGGCGGTCGCCAATGGTCTCTACCGGCGCGTCTGCCTGATGCGCGGGCTCACTTGGTCGGAAGAGGCGGAGCGCGAATGGGAGCAGCGCATCCGCGGCGCCTATGGTGCGCGCACCTCAGCGATGAGCCAGGAGCTCGACGTGGTGCCCGCCGATGCCGAAGGCGCGGCGCTGGCCCGGGTGGTGATCGAGCAGGTAACCGACCGGTCCGTTGATGTGGTGCGACTGCACTTGCCCGACAGCTTCAAGGCAGCGGACAAGGGCTCCCGCCAGCGGCAGATTGCCGACTGGTGCCGGATGCACCTGCGCCCGCTGCTCGACAGGCTCGATCCCAAGCGCCGCCATGATTTCGGGCATGACTTCGCCCGCAGCGGCGATGCGTCCGATCTGGTCATCCAGCAACTGGGGCAGGATTTGGTCCGCCGCTGGCGGCTGGTGGTGGAGATGCGCAACGTGCCATTCGAGGCGCAGCGCGATATCCTGTTCTACGTCTGTGATGCCGTGCCGCGTCTGGGGCACGGTGCGCTCGATGCGACCGGCAATGGTGCCTATCTCGCCGAAGTCGCGGCCCAACGGTATGGCGAGCGGATCTCCGAGATCAAGCTCAGCCGCGAGTGGTACCGCGAAAACGGTACACCCTACGTCGAGGCCTTTGGCGAGCGCAGCGTGCGGATCGCTTCCGATGAAGACGTGGTGCGCGATCATCAGGCGCTGGCCTATGACGGCGGCGTCGTGAAGGTGCCGGACGACATGCGCTACAAGGGCAGCGATGGTTTCGACCGTCACGGCGACACCGCGATCGCCGGCATGCTGGCTTGGTATGCATCCCGCCAGGGGGCGATCGAATACGGCTACGTCCCGGTCAGCCAGTCCCGCTCATCATTTGATGATCCGGATGGAGATGATCCCGCGCTGGCCCGCGATCCGTTTCGCGCGCCGCTGGGCGCGCGGCTTCGTTCGGGAGACGCCTGGTGATCGGCAAAGCGCAATGCAGCACCTGTGTGTTCCTGCAGCCCAGCGACGCGCAGGCCCGGCCCCGCAGCGGCGGCCAATGCCGGCGGCATGCCCCTGTCGTATTCTTCGGCGACGACAACCGCCCGCGCGCAGTCTGGCCGCTGGTCTGGACTGATAGCTGGTGCGGCGATCACGCAGCGCACCTTGAGGAGGCGACAGAACAATGAGCACCTTGGTGGACCAGTGGGGGCAACCCCTGAAGAAAGCGGTCCTGACCCGAGAGGTGGCGGGACCGACGCTGGCCGGCGTGCGCCAGCCCATTTCCGGCTATCCGGCTGACGGGCTGACCCCGATCCGGCTCGCGCGCCTGCTTCGCGATGCCGATCAGGGCGAACCGCTGTCCTATTTCGAGCTGGCCGAGCAGATCGAGGAGCGCGACCTTCACTATGTCGGCGTGCTGGGCACCCGCAAGCGTGCCGTCAGCCAGGTCGATGTCAGTGTGGAGCCGGCAAGCGACAGCACCGAGGATGTGCGCCGCGCCGACATGGTGCGCGACTGGCTGGGCCGGGACGAGCTGGCGGACGAGACCTTCAATATCCTCGACGCTATCGGCAAGGGCGTGTCGTTCACCGAGATCATCTGGGAAGTGAGCGAGGGCCAGTATCGGCCCAATCGGCTCGAATGGCGCGATCCGCGCTTCTTCCGCTTCGATCAGGACGGCGTCACACCGCTCTTGCGCGGCGGGCCGGAGGGCAATGGCATCGATGAGCGACTGCCCGCCTTCAAGTTCATCCAGCTTGGCATCCGGGCGAAGTCCGGCCTGCCGGTGCGATCGGGCCTCGCACGGCTCGCCAGCTGGGCGTGGATGTTCAAGGCCTATACCCAGCGCGACTGGGCGATCTTTACCCAAACCTATGGCCAGCCCGTTCGCATCGGCAAATACAGCTCGAGCGCGACCGAGGATGACAAGGCGACCCTCTACCGAGCCGTGGCCAATATCGCGGGCGACTGCGCGGCGATTGTGCCGGATGGCATGGAGATCGAGTTCATCGAGTCGAAGAACGTCACCGCTGGATCGGACCTCTACGAAAAACGGTCGGACTGGCTCGATCGCCAGATCTCGAAGGCGGTGCTGGGCCAGACCAACACCACCGATGCGCAGGCGGGCGGCCTCGGCTCGGGGCAGGCCAACGTCCACAACGACGTGCGCGAGGATATCGAGCGCGCTGACTGCAAGGCGCTGGCGGCCGCGCTCAACCGGGATCTGGTGCGCCCCTGGTGCGATCTCGAATTCGGCCCAGGCAAGGCATACCCCCGCATCGTCATCGCGCGGCCCGAACAGGAAGACCTCACGATGCTGTCGGAGAGCCTTGCCAAGCTCGTACCGCTGGGCTTCCGGGTCAGTCAGGCAGAAGTGCGGGGCAAGTTCGGCCTCAGCGATCCCGAGCAAGGCGAGGATATACTGCGTCCGCCCAGCGCCGCTCCGGCACCGATTGCGACCAACCCGGGCGAGATCGCGATCGAAGCGCCACAGCAGGCGCAGCGCCGCCCGGCCGCGCCGGCAGCGCAGATCGCGGCCGCGATGGCAAGCCAAGCCGAGGCATCGGTCGCGGAGATGACGGCAACGATCGCTGTCATGCTGGAGAAGGCCAGCGATCTGGCCGAACTGCGCGAGATGCTGGCTAATGCCTATGGCGAGATCGATGCCAGCGGCCTCGCCGCCGCACTGGCTGGCGGGCTGGCCGCAGCAACGGCTGCCGGGCGCAGCGATATCGCAGACGAAACGGCCGCCTGACATGCCCGCCGTACAAGGCCCGGAAACGGCCGCTGGAGCGTTTAATGGCCCACTGGTAGCCAAAAACCGATTGAGGGGCCTCTTAGGGCCTCTTAAATCGCCGCTGAGGGGCATTCGGGAGCGAGGCTGTGTCTGACGATCCGGTATCAGGCGTGTTCGGTCGCCCATTCACAGAGCAGGTGGCATTCTTCCGCCGCAAGCTGGGCAACCTCGTCCCGACCGAGTTCTGGGATGACATGCTGCGCGAAGAGCATGATCGTGGTTTCATGGTGGCGGGCGCTGCCAAGGCCGATCTGCTGACCGATCTTGCCGCCGCGGTCGACAAGGCGATCGCCGAGGGGCGCGGGATCGAGGAGTTCCGCCGGGACTTTGACGCGATCGTCCGCCGACATGGCTGGACCGGCTGGACCGGGCAGGGAACCGTCCAGGGCGAAGCGTGGCGGGTGAAGACGATCCTGCGAACCAATTCCTACACCTCCTACGCGGCCGGGCGGCTGGCGCAGCTGAGGGCCAGCAATTTCAAGTGGTGGATCTATCGCCACGGCGGCAGCCAGGAACCGCGGCCGCAGCATCTCAGCTGGGACGGGCTGATGTTGCCGCCCGATCATTCCTTTTGGGACAAGTTCTATCCACCTTCGGACTGGGGCTGCAGCTGCTACGTCGTCGGGGCCAATTCGAATGCTGCAGCCCGGCGCATGGGCGGCAAGCCTGACAAGAAGCTGCCCGATGGCTGGGACAGCATCGATCCCAAGACCGGCGCGCCCGAAGGGATCGGCCGCGGCTGGGATTATGCGCCGGGCGCGAGCGTGTCAGGCGAGGTGAGCGCAATCGCCGGGAAGGTCCGGCTGTGGGACCAACAGGTGAGCAAGGCGTTCATGGCCGCGCTGCCGCCCGGCCGCGCCGATGAGCTGGCGGATGCGTATCGCCGCTTGCCCAGCACGGCCGACGATTTGCGCCGCTATGCGCAGCGGGTCGAGGAAGGGAGTGCTGCCGGCGACGAGAACCGGCGCCCGCTGCCGCCCGTGCGCACGCTCGGGCTTGTGCGGACAGATCAGGCGGCGCGCTTGGCTAGCCTGAAGGACGGCTTGGACGTGAGCGGGTTCGACTATGTGATCGATACCGAGCTTTCGACCCATATCTTTAACCGGCATGGAAAGCGCAGCAATGACCCGTTCCCGATCGAGCCTTCGGACTTTGCGCTGCTGCCCGCGATCGCGAGCAATCCTGACGTCATCGAGCTGGGCAAGGCCTCCAAGCTAGGCAACCTGCAGCGCGTCATCATGCGAAAGGCGATCGGCGGAGTGCTGTACGAGGCGATCTGGGAGGTTCGCAGCGGCCGGCGCTCGCTCTACCTCAAATCGTTCTTCGTAAAGCGGCCCAACAGGGGCTGAGAGAGGGTCGATGGCCTTTACCCGACGTCCAAAACGACCCGAAGCAGAAACCCGGTGGCAGATACCATCGACGGGAGAAGCATAATGGCATTCAACGTCCAATTCAACGCCGGTGAGACCAGAGCGGCACTGCAGCGCGCGATCGCCGGTATGGAGGATGCCACGCCTCTTTACGAGGACATCGCCGAATACATGGTCGATGCGACGCGCCAGCGCTTCATCCAGGGCGTGGGGCCGGACGGAAAAGCGTGGGCGCCTAAGAAGCAATCGACGCTCGATCGCTACCGCGCGCGCGGATACGGCGGGCAGTCGCTGACCAAGACCCTGTACCTGATCGGCAGGCTTCGGCGCGAGATCCAGCGGATCGTCACTCGCGACAGCGTCGTGATCGGCAGCTCGCTGATCTATGCGGGCGTGATGCAGAGCGGCGCCACCAAGGGCGCCTTCGGACGCGATGGCCGCGGCCGCCCGATCCCATGGGGCACGATCCCGGCGCGGCCGTGGCTGGGGATCTCGAAGGACGATGCTGAAGCGATCATCGAGATCGCTGACGAATTCGCGGGCCAGCAGCTGGGCGAGGAAGGCTGATCTGTGCTGCAGGTGCATGCCAGAGTGCTGATCGATGCGAGGCCCGCCGGTTCGGCGGGCCTTTCCATATCGGGCGAAGTTTGGCAGGCAAAGCACATCGGGCACGAATCGCCGCTCCCAATTTCCCCCAAATGATCTGACGCCGCCCGCCGCCGCGGGCATGCCAGCACCCTTTGCGTGCTGCCATTAAGGCTGGGTGACCAAGTCGATCGCCCTCGCCCTTTGCAACGCCTCCCAGCTGCCTGCCAGCATGCCCGAAGACGGGCGTGAATGGCTGCACCTTCTGCCTGGTGGCGGCCGCGTCGAGACTGTGGACGGTCGCGGCCCCTACACCGTGGAGGACTATGATGCGCTGACCGCAGCAAGCCTGACCGACGGCGAGCGATTGGTGCTGGACGAGTGCCACTCCACCGATCTTGCCGCCCCACTGGGCCAGCCTGCCCCGGCACGCGGCTGGATCGTGGCGCTCGAAGCTCGCCAGGACGGGATCTGGGGACTGGTCGAATGGACCGGCACCGGACGCCAGCTGCGCGAGGACAAAGCTTACCGCGGCATCAGCCCGGTGATCGCCCACACCAAGAACAAGCAGATCGTCGCCATCCGGCGCGCGAGCCTGGTCAATCAACCCAACCTGAAGGGGCTTGAGGCCCTGCATGCAGAGGAAAATGGCATGGACTTCATGAAAGCAATCGCCGCGGCGCTCGGCCTTGGCGAGGATGCGAGCGAGGAGGCGATCCTTGCCGCGGTCAAGAAGATGAGCGGCGGCGGCGAAGATGTGGTGGAGGACGCCATCAACGCTGCCCTGCAGCCCATTGCCACCGCATTGGCGCTGCAGGGCGAAGTGACGAGCGATGCGATCGTCAGCCAGATCGGCGCGCTGCGCGCCGATGGCGGCACCGAGAACGCCGCGATCACCGCGCTGCAGTCCGAGCTGGTCGCGACCACCAAGCAGCTTAACGCGCTGCAGGCCAATATCTCGCTGCAGGCTGCCCAGACCTTCGTGGACGGCGCGATTGCCGAAGGGCGCGTGGGCGTGAAGCCGATGCGCGATCGGTACATCGCCATGCACCAGAAGGATCCGAAGGGTACTGAAGAGCTGATCGCCGCCATGCCGGCGGTCGCCAGCGAAGCAGTGTCGCTTCATGGCCGTCAGCCGGCCCGCACCACCACCGACCTGGACGAAGCCGACCGCGCAGTCATCGCGCTGATGGGCATCGATCCTGCCGCGTTCAAGAAAGCCCGCGCTGCTGAGCTCGGCATTGAAGAGGAGGCAGCCTGAGATGGCTCTTGCAACAGACCGTAACACCCCGATGCGCCAGCCCGGTATCCAGTCCGGCCTTGCTGCCGCTGCCCTGATCTATGCCGGGGCGCTCGTGATGCGCAACGCCGCCGGCTACATCACCAAGGGCGCCACCGCGACCGGTTCGGTCGGCGTCGGCCGCGCCGAAGAGCGCTGCGACAACGCCGCCGGCAGCGCCGGTGACCTGTCTGTCCAGTTCCGCCCGGGCACCTTCCTGTTCAAGAATTCGGCCAGCACCGATGCCATCGCGATCGCACAGATCGGCGACGTTTGCTTCGTGGTCGATGACGAGACGGTGGCCAAGACCAACGGATCGGGCACCCGATCGCCCGCCGGGATCGTCGCCGACGTCGATGACCAGGGCGTGTGGGTCCGCTTCGATGAGGGCCTCACCCGGGTCTACGTCGAAGGCGTGGCCAACCCCGTTTAACCCCATCGCATCGCCAGCAAGGAAACAGGCAAATGATCATCAACAGTGCAAACCTGGCCTCGCTTCGCACCGGCTATTCGGCGGCGATGCAGCGCGGCCAGCAGTCGGTTGCAAAGCCGCAATCGGCCCGCGTCGCCACCCGCGTCCCCTCCAGCCAGAAGGAGCAGAAATACGGCTGGCTGGGCAAGATGCCCGACGTGCGCGAATGGGTCGGCGAGCGCGTCGTCCAGAACATCTCCGAAAGCGATTACGCGATCAAAGAGAAGAAGTGGGAGCTGACCCTCGGCGTCGATCGCGACGATATCGAGACGGACAACCTCGGTCACTACAGCTTGCTGTTCGAGCAGATGGGCGAAAGCACGATCAGCAAGCCCGAGCGGCTGATCTGGGATCTGCTCAAGGCGGGCTTTTCCACCACCTGCTATGACGGGCAGAACTTCTTCGACACGGATCACCCGGTGCTCGACGAGGACGGCGAGGCCCAGTCGGTCGCCAACACCGATGGCGGATCCGGCACCCCGTGGTTCCTGCTCGACGTCAGCCGCGTGATCAAGCCGATCATGCTCCAGGTGCGCCGCGATTTCGGCCAGCTGGTATCGAAGGACAAGCCGACCGACGACAATGTCTTCGACCGCAATGAGTACGTCTACGGCGTCGATGCGCGGCTGAACGTTGGTTACGGCTTCTGGCAGCAGGCTTGGGGGTCGAAGCAGACCCTCAACGCCACCAACTATGCCGCCGCTCGCGCTGCACTGATGAGCATGAAGGGCGATTATGGCCGCCCGCTCGGCATCATGCCGAACCTGCTGGTCGTCCCGCCCTCGCTCGAAAGCGCCGGTCTGAAGCTGCTCAACAGCGAGCTCGCCTCGGGCGGGGAGACCAACGAGTGGAAGGGTACTGCCGAACTGCTCGTGGTGCCCTGGCTCGCCTGATCACCCGCATCATGAGGCCCGCCGGCATGGCTGGCGGGCCTCCCTGACTTTCCCGAGGATTTCATCATGGATAGCAAGCCCCGTAAGCCCCGCACTGCGAAGCCCGCGCCCGCCGCTGCCGCGCCCGTCGCTGCGGTGCCGACCTCCCCGGCACCAGTTGCTGAGCCAGAAATCGCTGCCACTGACACAGAGCCCAAGGGCGGCGTGGCCATCGTGGTAAAGGGGCCGAAGGCTGGCTTCCGCCGCGCGGGACTGCTGTTCGGCAGCACGCCGCGCACGCTGGGCCCGGCGGATATCGGCGCCGATATCGAAGGCGCGCGCCGCCTGCTCTCCATCGTCCGCGAACCGCGGCTCGATGTCCGGCTTCAGATGCTGGATGGCACGGCCCGCCCGTTCACGACCGAAGAGATCGAGGTGCTCGACAATGTCGTCGCGGGCATCCCCCAGTCTCAACTCGCCGAAGTGCATGTTGCCACCATCGCGCAGTTGACCGGCGAATACTGAGCCATGTCCTACGCCAGCCTCCAGCAGATGATCGACAAGCACGGCGAGACAATGCTCGTCGAGCTGACCGATCGCGCTGATCCGCCTACCGGTGAGATCGAGGAAGGCGTGGTTCTGCAGGAACTGGCGAACACCGACGCCATGATCGATGGCTATCTGGCCGCCCGTTACAAGCTGCCGCTGGTCGAAGTGCCGGCGTTGCTGGCACCGCTGGCGATCTCCATCGCGATCTACAAGCTGCACGTCTATTCGGCGCCGGAAAAGATCGAAGCCGATTACAAGGCGGCGATCGCGGATCTAGACCGTATCGCGCGCGGCATCATCCGGCTGCCCGGCGCTGCTGGCGTCGAACCGGCAAGCTCGGGCGCATCGGGTGTCCGCACCAATGATCGCGCCCGGCCCTTCACCGAAGACAATCTGAAGGGGTTCATCTGATGAACCATGCCGCAGAGGTCTCTGCCCGGATCGAAGGCACGGTGCCTGCACTGACCGGCCGGATGGAAAGCGCCACAGCGCTGGCACGGCTGACCGATGCCGGAAAGGCGCCCGAACGGACGCCGGCGGGCTTCGTGCTCTTCGGCGAAGTGGTGGGCGGCGCAGCGGATTACGGCACCGGTTTTTTCACCCAGCACTACAGCGAGACGGTGTCTGTCGTCCTGTTCGAACGGGCGGGCGATGATCGCCGCGGCGACAAGGCCGGCGAGAAACTGACCCCGCTGGTGACCGATGTGCTGGAGGCCGTGCTGGGCTGGAGCCCAGGCGGCGAGATCGGCGGCGTCTTCACGCTCGGCCGCGCCGGCTTCGTCGGCTTCGTTGGCCATGCCTCGGTCTACGAGATCAACTTCCAACTCAACGAACGTCTGAGGATCAACTGATGAGCAAGAACCAAAAGACCGCACGCCCGCGCGAAGGTGGCAGCTATGTGCGCCAGCCCGGCGGCGCACTGAAGCGCACCGAATTCACCAAGCCCAGCAACGGGCCCGATATCGGCGACCAGCTGGCGGTGCCCGGCGCTGACCCGATCACCCCGGAACCCGCGCCCGCGGCCGCGCCGGCCAAGCAGGAGAAGTAAGCCATGGCCATGAACTGGAAAAAGAAGGCGATCCTCGCCAAGATCGAGACCACCTACGGTACCGATCCGACCCCTACCGGGTCGGCCGACGCGATCCAGGCGACCAACGTCACGCTCAACCCGATGGAAGGCGAAGACCTGTCTCGCAATCTGGAACGCCCTTATTTCGGCGGCCAGGAGATGATCGTGGTCGGCGTCTATGCGACGCTGACCTTCGACGTCGAGATGGTCGGTTCGGGCGAACTGGGCGTTCCCCCGGCATGGGGCGTGCTGCACCGCATGTGCGCCATGGCCGAGACGATCACGGCCACCACATCGGTCGAGTACGATCCGATCAGCAGCGCGCTGGAATCGGGCACGATCTACATCAACATCGACGGCACCCTGCACAAGCTGCTGGGCGTGCGCGGCACCTTTGTCGGCACCATGAACGCTCAAGGCATCCCGGTGTGGCGCTACACCTTCACCGGCCTGTTCGTGCAGCCGACGTCAACGGCTCTGCCGACCGTCGATCTGACCGCCTTCCAGACGCCGCAGGCGGTGACTAAGGCAAACACGCCGACCTTCACCATCGGCGGAACCCCGATGCGTATGCGCAGCTTTGAACTGACCCGGGGCGCGCAGGTCGAGCGCCGGTTCATGGTCAACTATGAAGGCATCGAGATCGTCGACGCGGTCGAGAGCGTGAGCTGTCAGGTCGAGGCGGTCGCGCTGGCCACCTACAACCCCTACACTGCGCCGGCAGGTGCCCCGGTGGCGATCCAGTTGATCCACGGTACCAGCGCCGCGACGCGGGTGAAGATCGATATCGACCGGGCCAAGCAGCGCCGGCCCGGATACGCCAATCAGCAGAACATCATCGAATGGCCGCTGACCTTCGACCCGCTGCCCGATGAGGGCGACGACGGCTTCAAGATCACACTTTCCTAATCCGGGCCGGGCTCGCCTCAGGGCGGCTCGCCCCCAATTCTCACGGAGTAAATGCGATGGGTTTCAAGGTATCGAACAGCGAGCGCCAATTCACGGCGCGGGTCACCGCCAATGTGCCGGTCGACGGCGGCACCCGCGAGGAGCGGTTCAAGGCCCGCTTCCGCGTGCTCAACTCCGACCAGCTGGAAAACTACAACCTCAGTGCGACTGAAGGCACCACGGACTTCTTGCGCGCCGTGATCGTGGAGTTGTTCGAGCTGGTCGACGATAGCAATAACCCGATCGCCTATAACGACGACGTCCGCGACCAGGTGATCCTTGATCCGCCAGCGCGCATCGCGCTGATCCGCGCCTATTTCGACAGCATCGGCAAAGGGGGCCGGAAGGGAAACTAGAGGCGGCGGCCCGACACTGGGCTGGCGCGCGCCAGCCCAGTGTCGGGGATGATCAGTTCGCCGACGATCTGAAATTCTGGGGCGCGTCTGAGGATATCCTGACCGCCTGTCAGGAGGCAGTTGAGGAAGACTTCATCGTATGGCCGGAAAATTGGGACATCGTTGTAGCTTTCCTGGCTGTCGCCACCCAATGGAACGCCGTCTGCATGGCAACCATGTCAAGCGTGCGGCTGCATTGGCTGGGGCTGGACTATGCGGCGGTACGCGCCCGGTTTCCTGCCATGAGCGAGGCAACCTGGCAGGGCTTGCAGATCATGGAAGTCGCCGCCCGCGCCGAGCTGAATTCGACAAACAGCTGAGGGCAGCCTCGTGACGCTGCGCACCGGCCTTGTCATTACTGGCGATTCAAGCGGCGCGGTCGATGCGCTGGAGAATGCGGACCGGGCCATGTCGGCTGCGCAGGACGAGGCTGCGGCAATGGCCGCTGCCTATCAGCGCGCCGATGCCTCGATCGGGAAGCTGGCGAAGATCCAGGCCGAGGCATCGGCCGAGATCAACGAGTCGAAGGCTGCCCTCAACGCCGGGCAGATCAGCCTCGAACAATACAACCGCGAGATCTTGGAGACCAAGACCGCGCTGAGCCTTGTCGAGGCGGAGCATCGCAACAACGTAACCGCGCTCCAGAAGACCACCGCCGCTTACAACGAGGCGGTACAGCGTGGCATGCGACCGGCCAATGATAACCTGACCGCGATCGGCGCCGCGGCAGCCGCGGCGTCCGGATCGCTTGGTGGCATCAATGCGGGCGCGGCACAGTCCGCCGCGGGTCTCGAAGACATGGCCGGGTCCAGCAAGCTTTCAGCCAGCGAACTGCTCAATCTCACATTCCAGGTGCAGGATCTCGGCGTGCAATTGGCGTCCGGCGGCAATCCGTTGATCGCGCTGGTGCAGCAGGGCTCCCAGATCTACGGGGTCATGGGACAGGCGGGCCTCGGTGTCAGGGCCTTTGCACGCGAAATCGCAGTGGCGACCGGCATCATCCGCGTGTCAGGCAATGCTAGTCTGGATGCTGCCGCCCGCGCAGCCGCGGCCAACCAGGCGGCCATCGCGGCGGCGCTGGCCCGCGCCGAAGCCGATGGCATTGCAGCCCGGGCGGAGGTTGCCCTTGCCAGGGCCGCGCTGGAGAACGCCGCCACAGCATCGCAAAGCGCCGCTGCGCAGGCCCGCCTGGCGCTTGCGACCTCCGCGGCGGCGACGGCTTCGGCTGAGGCCACGGCTGCATCCGCTGCGCTGGCGACTGCCCAGGCTGAGGCTGCGGCCGCATCCTCGGCGGCGGGCGCTGCCCAGACCACCAGCCTTGCGCGGTTGGGCGTTGTCGGCCTCGTCGCCGGCGCGGCGCTAGGGGCCGTCGCGATCGGCGTGGGGCTGCTGACTGCCGAGGTGAACAAGAACACCGATGTCTCTGTCAGCTGGCAGAATGTACTGCTGGGTGCCTATGACGTGATCAGCGCAGCGGTGCAGAGCCAGCTGACGGCAGCCTTCGAAGCGATGGGTGTGGATGTTGGCGCGGTCTGGGACTGGATCGTTGAAAAGAGCAAGCAGGCGGCGAACTTCATCATCGGCGCGGTGGTGGTGGTGCCCCGGACCATCGCAGCAACCTATGGCATGATCGGCCCGGCGATCGGCGATGCCTTTTACAGCGGCGTCAACCTTGCGATCGATGCCCTCAACGCACTACTCGATGCGGCGGCCACCCCGCTCAACAGCCTGACCGGCGCTTTTAATACGGTGTTTGGCACTGACATTCCGGCCGTGGTGTTGGGCGGCATCGAGCGGCTGAACAATCCCTATGCAGGCGCGATGGGCAAGCTCGGCACCGCCGGGGCCAAGGCCATCAGTTCCAGCTTCTCACAAGACTATGTTGGCGAGTTCGGCGCAGCGATCACCGGTGCGGCCGAGAAGCGGCAGCTTCAGGAGAATGCAAAGAAGGCCGGCGACAAGGTTGGCGAGACGATGGGGCGCGCCGCCGGGCAGACTGCTGCCAAGGAAACCGCCGAGAGCTTTGCCGATGCCTTCGCTGACATCAGCGCAGTCGTCGATCAGATGGACGCGTTCGACAAGCTCAACGAGAAGCTGCGCGCCCGGCTCGCGCTGGCCGAGCGTGAGCTGGAGCTTTCTGGGTTGACCGAGACTGCGCGGGAGGCCCTGCTGCTCCAGCTTGAGGAGGAAGACCGGCTTCGCGGCGTAGCCGAAGTGCGCGGGCAGCTCGCCGTCGCGCAGGCCGAAGCTGAAGCGAACGGTCTTACCGAACTTGCCGCCGCCTATGGCCGCCTGCTCACTGTTCTCGACGAGATCAATGCCGCCGAGACCGGCGCTGCCGCCAACGAGGATGCCTTGCTCGCGCAGCAGGAATCGACCCAGGCGATGCTCGACAATCTCGATGCGATCGCCGACCGCGCCGCGACCATCGGCGATATCTTCGCCAATGCCTTCGGCGGCATCGGCAGCGTGATCGGCGATGCGCTGGCACAGATGACCGATTACAACGCCGCGCAGGCCGACCTTGCCGACCAGGTCAAGCGCGGTACGCGTACCCAGCTATCTGCCGAAAACGAGCTGGCGTCGCTGCGAGCCAAGAACACGGCATCAATGCTTGGCGGGTTCAAGTCGCTCTTCAAGGAGCATTCAACCGGCTACAAGATTATGGGCGCGATCGAGAAAGCCCACGCAGCTCTGCAGCTGTTCAACACGATCCAGGCGATCACGTCCGACACCCAGCAGACCGCGAGTGCCGTCGCCAACAGCGCGACCCGCGCTACGGCCGATGGCGCGTCCGGCGCGTCGAAGATCTTCAGCCAGCTCGGCGCATGGGGCTTTCCCGTCGTTGCCGCGATGGTGGCGCTGCTGGCCGGGCTGGGTGTCAAGGGCCTGTCAGGCGGTGGCGGATCGGCCCCTGTGCCCGCGAGCGCCGAGGACACCCAAGCCGCGATCGGCACCGGCACCGTGTTGGGCGACAACTCGGCGCAATCGGAAAGCATCACCCGCGCGCTCGACATCATGGCTGAGAACAGCAACCGTGATCTCGAATTCTCGAACGAGGCGGTGCAGTACCTACGCGCGATCGAGGCTGGCATCGGCGGGCTGACCGCGGCGGTGGCGCGGCAGATCAACGTCGCCGGCGGCAGCTTCGACACCTCGACCTTCAACCTTGGCCAGACAGGCAGCTCGGGCTTCCTCGGTCTGTTCGGGTCGAGCACCACCCGCACCGTCTACGATCAGGGGCTCGAGACCTTCCAGGCTACGGTGGGTGATCTGCTGATGCGCGGCGTCGATGCGCAGGTCTACACCATCGTCGAGCAGGTGAAGAAGAAGAGCGGCTTCCTTGGCATCGGCGGCGGCACCAAGACCAGCTACCAGACCACCAAAGGCGGCGCACCCGACGAGATCCTGCGCCAGTTTGACCTCATCATCGAGGACGTCACCGATGGCGTACTGGCGTTTGGTCGGCAGCTGGGTATCGATGTTGAACAATACCTCGCCGGCATTGTCATCCCCGGCGCCAAGCTGTCCTTCCTCGGCATGTCGGGCGAGGAGATCGAGAGCGCTCTGATCGCCTATTTCGGCAGCGTTGCCGATGCGATCACACAAGGGGCGTTCACGGCGGCGGGCTTCAACATCACTGAATTCCAGAAGGCAGGCGAAGGCCTGTTCGAGACGCTGGCCCGGTTGACGCGCAGCATGAGCACGGTCTCCACCTCGCTGCGGTCGATCAACATGGCCGATCCCTTTGCCGGCCTTGGCATCAATGAACGTGCCGCCGGCAGCGAAGCGCTGGTCGGCCAGTTCGGCGATTTAGACGCCTTTCAGGATGCCGTAAGTGCCTTCTCAGACGCCTTCCTCAGCGAAGCCGAACGGATGCAGCCGGTCATCGAGGCGGTGGCGGCCGAGATGGCCCGGCTGGGTTATGCCAGCGTCGACACCAACGATGAGTTCAAGGCGCTGGTCCAGGGCCTCGATCTCAGCACCTCGGCCGGGCAGGAACTGTTCGCTCAGCTGCTGGCGGTGGCCCCGGCCTTTGCCAAGGTCAACGAGTACCTTGAAGAATTGAACGGCACCGCCGCGTCCGCGCCGACCGCCTCGAATATCGCCGCGATCGCCAAGGAACGGCGCGCGATCGAGATCGAGCTGATGGATGCGCTGGGCGATGCCGAGGGAGCGCTGGCGGCAAAGCGGGCTGATCAGCTGGCCGCGCTCGATGCGACCAACCGAGCGATCAAGCAGCAGGTGTTCGATGCGCAGGATGCGGCAGTGGCCCAGCGCGAGCTGGCAGCGGCCGAAGCAGCTGCGGCGCGCGAGGCAGAGGCGCTGGGCCGCACCAAGCGCAGTCTGGAACTGCAGATCCTCGCCTTGATTGATCCGACGGCCGCACTCGCCGCGCGCCGCGCCAATGAGCTTGAAGCCCTGCCGGAAAGCGTGCGCTGGATGCAGGAGCGTGTCTTCCGGCTGGAAGACGAACAGGCAGCCGCCGCTGCCGCCGCCAGCGCCGCTGCCGAGTTGGCCGAACAGCAGCGCGCCGCTGCCGAGGAAGCCGCCGCACAGGCGCGCGCCATCGCCGAGGAACGTGCCGGTCTTGAGAGCCGTCTGCTCCAGCTGCAGGGCGACACCGCCGAGCTGCGCCGCCGGGAGCTCGAAGGCCTCAATGCGGTGAACCGCGAGGTGCTGGAGCGCATCTTCCGGCTCGAAGACGAACAGGCCGCCGCCGCTGCCGCCGCCAGCGCCGCTGCCGAGTTGGCCGAACAGCAGCGCGCCGCTGCCGAGGAAGCCGCCGCACAGGCGCGCGCCATCGCCGAGGAACGTGCCGGTCTTGAGAGCCGTCTGCTCC